AGCTTGGAAAATGTTTTACTAGTAGTATTAATAATTACAACATACCTGCGCCTTTTCATAGAGATACCGCCAATATTAAAGGTTGTGTTAATGTTATAATAACAAAAAAGAAAGACGCAACAGGTGGTAACCTTCACGTGCCTGATTATAACGCAACAATGAATAGTAGCGACAACTCAATGCTAGTATATCCTGCTTGGAGAAACGTACACGGAGTAACACCAATAGTACCTACAAGAGAAGGTGGTTATAGAAATAGTTTAGTATTTTACCCACTAGCCTCATTTAAAGGTAAAAAATAAGACAAATGAAACACAATAAAAAAGAAGCATTACTAGCTGCATTAGAAAAATCTTTAGGTGTGGTAACAACTGCGTGTAAACAATTAGAAATAGGTAGGGCTACATACTATAGGTGGTTAGAGGAAGATAAGGACTTTGCTAAAAAAGCTAAGGAGTTACAAGATGTTGCGCTTGATTTTGTTGAAAGCAAACTATTTGAACAGATACAAGGTAGTAGTACTGCTGCTACAATATTTTACTTAAAAACTAAAGGCAAGAAACGGGGTTATATAGAACGTAACGAACTAGATTTAACCTCAGGAGACGAACCAATTAAAATTAATGTAAACATTAAAGGGGTTGAATATTGATACTGAATTTACTGTTACACAAGGACAGGCAATAGAATATCTATTTGACAACAAAACAACAGAAGTATTATTTGGTGGCGCAGCAGGTGGTGGTAAGTCTTGGGTAGGTTGTAGTTGGTTAATTCTTCTATGTATTAAATACCCTAAGACTAGATACTTAATGGGCAGGTCTAAGTTAGACAGTTTAAAAAAGACTACCCTAAATACATTTTTTGAAGTATGTCAGACGTGGGGCATCTTAGCTAATAAACACTACAATTTTAACGCAGGTTCAAACATCATTAAGTTTTATAACGGAAGTGAGATAATACTTAAAGACCTTTTCCTTTACCCATCAGACAGGAACTTTGACAGTCTTGGTTCGCTTGAAATAACTGCTGCTTTTATAGACGAAGCAAATCAGATAACAGAGAAAGCTAAGAATATAGTAGCTTCTAGAATGAGGTATAAATTAGACGACTATGGTATTATACCTAAACTGTTAATGACTTGTAATCCTGCTAAGAATTGGGTATATACTCAATACTATAAACCTGCAAAGGAAGGTGTAGAAAAACCACACAGAAAGTTTATACAAAGTCTTGTAGATGATAATCAATTTATTTCTAAACATTATAAATCACAGCTATTAACTTTAGATGAATTAAGTAAACAAAGACTTCTTTATGGTAATTGGGAATATGATGCTACTAACGATAATTTAATAGAATATGATGCAATTTTAAACTTATTTAGTCAAACAGGAATAGAAGGAGATAAATACATAAGTTGTGATGTAGCAAGGTTTGGAAGTGATAAGACAGTTATAATGTATTGGGAAGGGTTACATATTAAAAAGATAAGAACTATGCTTAAATCGGCTGTAAATGAGGTTGTAGATCAAATTAAGATATTACAACAACAATACGCAGTTAGATTAACTAATATTATAGTTGATGAAGATGGTGTAGGTGGTGGTGTTAAAGACTATATGCGTTGCCGAGGTTTTGTAAATAACTCAAAGGCAATAAAAGGCGAAAACTATCAGAACTTAAAAACACAATGTTATTATAAATTAGCTGATATGGTTAATACTGCACAGATTGGTATTGAATGTCCTGATATAAATATTAAAAACCAAATCATTGAAGAGTTAGAACAAGTCAGAACTAAAGATGCTGACAAAGACAACAAACTACAGATAATACCAAAAGAAACAGTAAAAGACATAATAGGTCGTTCTCCTGATTATGCTGATGCTTTAGCTATGAGAATGTTTTTTGAGTTAGATGCTAATTATGGTAGGTATTTTGTTCAATAAAAAAGGTGCAATCCCTAAGAACTGCACCCTTAATAAACAAAAACTTTATTGAAAACGAGGTCAAATATACGATTTTAAACTAAATAACCAAATATTCTATTATATAATATGCGATTAAAAATAAATAAAGATGGCAAGGAAAGTGTTTACACACTAATCAACAGTTGGAATGATGTAACACTTGACAAGTGGGTAAAGCTAATAAGCAAAAAAGAAAAAACTACTAGCCAAGAAGCTATTGAAACTATTAGTGTCTTGACTGATATACCTAAAAAGTTAATCACAAAATTAAGTATCAATGATGTTGCAGCTATAATGAAAAGAATATCTTATTTACAAGAAAAAGCAGATACATCTCTAAAAAGAATTATAAAAGTTAATGATGTTGAGTATGGCTTTCACCCAAACCTAGAAGAAATAACATTAGGCGAATATGCAGACATAGAAACATATCTAAAAAATGGGTTAGAAGATAACCTAACAAAATTGATGTCAGTTTTATACAGACCTATTACAGAAAGAGATGGAGATAACTATTCAATAGAAGCATACGGATTAAGTAATGCTAGAATGAGGGCAGAAAAATTTAAGAAGATGAAAGCAAAAGATGTTAATAGTTCATTGGTTTTTTTTTGGACTTTCGTAAAGCAACTATTGATATGTTTGCAGCAGTATTTAACGGAACAGAATCTAACGATACTAAACAAAGTACAGATGAACAATTTGCAGACAAGTGGGGTTGGTTCGGAGTGATGTATAGATTGACTAATGGAGAGATAATTAATTTAGAAAGAATAACAAATTTAAGCCTATATGAATGTTTGACTTGGCTAACTTATGAAACAGATTTAAACGAAACTAAAGCAGTACAGAAATGACATATTTTAAAGACTATAACAACACCATAGACACACTTAAACAATTAGGTGCTAATCATTACCAAATTAAAACTACATCATCAGGGGATATATATGAAATAGATTTAGAAAAAAACACAATGTATCCATTGATGCATATTAACCCAATTAATGCAGTTGCAGGTACTCACGAGATGACTTTAAACTTTCAGATATTTATTATGGACTTAGTATTCCCTGACCAATCTAACGAGCAAGAAGTATTATCAGATTGTCTACAGATTTGTAATGACTTAATAGGTACGTTTAAAAATGGGCAAAGTCTTTTATTATCTAACCAAGGTGTTAATGCTATACCTAAATACTTTACTGATGGCGATATAAGTTTAGAGCCATTTACAGAAAGATTTGATAGTTCAGTAACAGGTTGGGTGTTTACCCTTCCAATAATAATTGAGAATGAATATAACACCTGTATAGCACCACAAGCAACGACAGATGCAATACAATAATGTTTAAATTTAAAATAGGAAAATTAACAATACAACTAATACCACCAAAGATAAGTTATGAATTATGAAGATTTAATAGAGAAGTTAGAAGCGATTAGTATAGAGTTAGAAACATATAATGACTATCCTGATTCAGCCAGTAACAATGCAAAAAAAGCGATAGAATGGAAAAAGAAAAATGGTAGTGATTGTGGAACTAGAGTAGGTTGGACTAGGGCATCACAATTAGCAGGTAAAAAGAATATAAGCAGAGATACAATAGCACGTATGGCATCATTTAAAAGACATCAACAACATAAAGATGTACCTTACTCAGAGGGTTGTGGTGGTATTATGTGGGATGCTTGGGGTGGTACTTCAGGAATAGAATGGGCAATTAATAAATTAAAAAAAATAGATAAATAAAATGGCAGATTTAACAACAACAATAAGTGAATCGGTAGTATTAAATGGTGCAGTTAGAGGAACAACAAACACAGTAACAACTACAGGTATCAATAATGTATATGAACGTATAGTAACTTGTACGACAGGACAAACTACTTTCTTAGCAGCTTTTAATACTAACTCTTATGGTTCAGCAGTACAAATAGATAAAGAAGATGTTAGATATATTAGAGTAACTAATTTAGATGCTACTAACACTTTAGAATTAGCAGTAGTTGGTGCAGCTACATTATATCAAGTATTAATTAAAGCAGGTCAATCACATATACTATGTGCAGCAGAAGATGTTATGTTAGCAGAAGCTGATACATCTCCTAGCTTTGGTACTATGGCTGACTTAACTAGCTTACAGGTTAATCCTGCTGCTACTTTAGATGTAGAGATATTTGTAGCTAGTGTATAATGAAAGCATTAGAACGATACTTAAATAGTTTTGGTAAAGGTGTAGTAAACAAGTCTAAAGGAATACTACAAAAAAAGAAAAAAGTATCTTCAGGTGCATTATTAAATAGTATTAAATTTAATGTTACGAAAACTACTAACGGATATAAAGTAGATTTTAGTATGTTAGATTATGGAGAGTTTATAGACAAAGGTGTTTCAGGTGCAGGTGGAGAAATTAAAACAGGTAAGAACAAAGGTATATACACAGGGGAAAGGACTTATGTTGATTTTAAAGGACAAAGGTTAAAAAGCCCATATAGTTACACTAATAAAATGCCACCTACAAGGGCTTTAGATAAGTGGACAGTTAAAAGAGGTATAGCACCTAGAGATGCTAAAGGTAGGTTTCTAACCAGGCAAAGTTTAAAGTTTGCAATAGCTAGGACTATTTTTATCAAAGGTATTCAAGGTGTGAGTTTCTTCCAAAAACCTTTAGGGTTAGAATTAAGAGGGTTTTCAGCAGAGATAGGTAAAGCAGTTAAACAAGACATATTAAATAATTTAAGAAAATGAGTTTAGTAATAGAACAAAGACCATTATACAGAACAATGCCTGTTGGTCAAGACATAATATTTGCAGTATCAGAAAATGATATAGTTGCTAATAAATTTAGAGTAAAGTTTGTTGCAGAAATGTTTGTTGCTGATAGTCTTTCAGGAACATTTAATGTATTAAGCAGGGTAAACACTTTAAAAGTTACACCTAATAACAAAGGGGTAGGTATATTTTCTTTACAACCTTTTTTAGAAAGTTATGTAAGCCCACAATATGAAGGTACAGATTTTGATGGTGTGTTTTATAGTTCATATAAAGGAGATGCTTTTACTGAAGATAATGAACACCCTATACACTTAATAGACAAGTATTCTTGTAATAAAAATAATTTTAGATATTTTGGGGTTTCTTTTAATGTTCAATGGTATGATACTGCTACATCTTCTAATTTACAAACTTTTACTGCACCAATTTTAAGCCAACAATATATGGTTTATAATGGTGTAATAGATTATGATTCAGTATTACAATCTATACAAGGTAATTATGGTTTTAACCTGAACAAAGATAAATCAGTATTGAATAACTACTATGGAACTTTAGGTAAATTTTTAAGTGATGCACCTTTAACACAGTATGCTAAATTGACTGACTATGGAACTATATCTTTTTTAAATTGGTTAAATACATCTTCTTATAGTTTTGCAGTAGGAACTATTAATGCAACTTTAAATATGGTTAAGCAAATACAAGTTAAGTTATTTAATAATTTAGGTAATCAAATGGGTGCTTTTAATGTAGAATGCACTACTGCAAATGGTGGTTTTGAATATAATAATGATGATTCTTTAACTAGGGTAATGTATTTTGGTGGTTTTCCTGCAAATTTTGATGGTGCAGGTTATAGTATTTGGAACAACTTTAAAGCTAATACATCTTATTATACTTTAGTTGCTTTTGATGATGAAGATGAAGCTATTAGCCAAACATATACAGTCAATATAATTGGTAATAGTTGTAAAGGTTTTGAAAGCATTAGACTAGCTTGGTTGAATAGCTTTGGAACTTGGGATTATTATACGTTTAAAAAGAAGTCAGTTAAATCTTTACAAACTAATAGAACATCATATACACAACAAAGTGGTACTTGGAATGAAAGTAAATTTAGAATAAGAGGTTACAAAGGTGGTAAGAAAAACTTTAGAGTAAATACTAAACAATTAATAAGTGTAAATACTGACTTTGTAAATGAAGATGAAGCAGTTTGGTTCGAAAACCTAATTAATAGTACAGATGTATATATGTTAAATGGTTATGATGGTGGTACGAGTGATAGTAACTTTGGTATAACAAACAAGTATGTAGAACCTGTATCTGTAACCACATCAAGCTATACTAGAAAGACAAAAGCAAATGATAAATTGATTCAATATACATTTCAATTAGAAAAAACACATAATAAAAAATCTCATTCTGTATAATGTCAGTACAATTAATATTATTTCCTCAAAATTATAAAGGTTATTCTGCAACCCAAGTAACCCCTAATAATGAATATGTAGCTGATAAAACACAATTCTTGACTTTGTTAAATCATAGTGGTTATAGTTCTTCAAATGTATATCCTGGAGCAGATGCTATTAATAATGACCTTGCTATATCATCTTGGAAAAGATACAGGTCTTTTTCTAATCCTCAATGGGCAGATGCACCTATGCCTTCTAGAAGTAATGCTAACAGATTAGAATTATACTGTAATTCAGGTACTTCAGCTTCACAAAGTGGAGTGTATCAAAGAATAGTTGGTTTAACCCCTTATGTGAATTATGATTTAAGTATAACAATAACACAAGCCAGTTCAGTTGGTGGTATTATATCAATAGGAACACAAGGTGCAGGAAATATTACAGTAACACCAACAACACTACAAGATGGAACTTTCTACACACCTTTAGGAGCAAGTGCAACAGGAATACAAACTGTTACTTTTCAAGCAGATTCATCTGATGAAATATTATTAGTAAATTATACAAATAGTGGTGGCTCAACAGTACATATAGGAAAAATTAGTATTACAGAATCAGCACAACAACCAACACAAATATTTTCAGACCTAAATGATGGTCAAGTTATATGCGATTTATATGAAGAGGAAGACATACCATTAAGTCTTTCTGTAGATGACTTTAAAAATGTAGCAGAAAAAGTACAAAGTTATTCAAAGGACTTTAATCTTCCTGCAACAAAAAGAAACAATAAGATATTCAATCATATATTTGATGTAACTAGAGTTGATGATGGGATTAATTTTAATCCTTATGTAAAGACTAAGTGTGTTTTAAAGCAAGATGGTTACACTTTGTTTGATGGTTTTCTAAGGTTAATAGATATATCTAATAAAGAAGGGGAAATAAGTTATAACGTAAACCTTTATGATGAAGTAATAGCCTTAGCAGATATACTAAAAAATAGAAAATTTCAAGACCTTTCAGGAACTTTTGCAGAGTTAGAACACGATTATAACAAATCTAATATTAAAGCTAGTTGGACAAGTGGAGTAACGTTGACTAACCCTTTAGGTGCTGATTCATTTGCAGGTAACCAAGGAGATACAACAACAGAGGTTATTAAGTACCCTTTTGTTGATTGGACAGGTAATATATCTTTGGCTATAAGCACAAACTTAGGAAGTGGTTCAGGACCTATTAATGGAAGACCTGAATTAGAAAAACTAGAAGATGCTTTCAGACCTTTTATAAATTGTAAATATCTTTTAGACAATATATTTTATAATGCAGATTTTACATATACTTCTAGTTTTTTAAATAGTGATAGGTTTACTAAGTTGTTTATGGACTTTAACTTCACAGGAGAAACACCTAGCGAAACTATGTTGGGGTACTATGGTTTTCAGTCAGGCATAACTACTATAACATCTAACACAACTTATCAAAATATAGCACCATTAAATTACAATGCTTTTACTAATCAAGTTGGTTGGAACAATACCCAAAAGAAATTTGTAGGACAATCAGATAATGTAGGGTATAGAATAGATTATTATATATATTTTAGAGGTCAATCTAATAACACCTTAGACCATAGAATAATAAGAAAAGATAGTGGTGGTAATATAATTCAAACTTATTATAGTAATAGTCTTGCTATTTCTACAGGACAAGTAGTGGTGTGGAATAATTCTTTATATGCTACTATAAACCAAAATGAAACTATAGAATTTCAATTTAAAAGCAGTACTAATAATGGGGTTTCTTTATTCCAAAATGCTGCTAATGGTTCAGAGTTTAATGTTTCTGTAGGTCTTACTACAGTTGTTAATACTACTTTATTAAATAGTAGAAGAGGAGATTTAGGTCAATGGGAGTTTTTAAGTGGTATATTAACAATGTTCAATTTAGTCACTATAAAAGACACTGACAACCCTAAAAACATAATTATAGAACCATATTCTGATGTATTTATAAATCATAGTAATAGTGGTGTTCTTTCTGATTTATCTTTAGCATCAAGAGGAATAAAATATGATTGGACAGAAAAAGTAGATGTAACACAAATAGATTTAAAGCCTTTAGAATTAATAAAACAAACTACATTTA